CAAAAGTTCAGGCAGCGGGTTATCAGCGCATATGCCTGGCAAATGTTTGGAGGACGGGCGCAAGGGCTGCCTAAGATCTTGGGGCATTACGGCTATAAGGTTAATAAGCTCATTAATCTGCGAGATGAAGACCCAAACCGGTGGGCGGAGTTCAGAGCGGAGGTACAACCACCCGAAGGTAAAGGTTTCGAGGAGAAAGACTTTAACCTGGTGCCGTTCGTAATCAACGACCAGAAACCGGCGCGGTCGAAACTGGATGCGGTAATTATGCACGTGGATACACAGAGCCGGTGTCCGCATGTAGGTATCGGAATGGTGTGCGGAGAAACCATAACCGTGTATCCCTGGAGCCAGACTGAGACGGAGCTGTCAAGATCTGTGCCGCATGTTGCAATCGGATGGCAAGCGGTTGAAACCATAACAGTATATCCATTGGAGGCATAATGGCTACACAGGATTACTATATCATTTTGACGCTGTTGGGAGAGGCCAAGATTGCCGAAGCCATAGCGGAGCAATCTACAATATCTTTAACGGAAATGGCCGTAGGTGATGCCGATTATACACCGTCAAAAGGACAGACGAGCCTCGTTAACGAAAAATGGAGGGACTCGCTAAACAGTCTGTCGCGCGACCCTGAAAATTCGAATTATGTTATTGCCGAAGCGGTAATTCCGCCTGAAGACGGCGGGTGGGAAGTGCGTGAGGTCGGGGTGTTCGACGGCGACGGAGATCTTTTCGCGATTGGAAAATATCCCGTCACCTACAAGCCCACACTGCCTGAAGGGTCAGGCAAGGATCTGTATATTCGTTTTATTATGGAGATCAGCAGCGAGGCTGAAGTTACATTACTGATAGATCCGGCAGTGGTTTTGGCCACCCGGGAATATGTGGATGATTCGATATCACCTGTTCAAACGCAACTTGATGCCCTGGAGACCGACCACGAGGCTTTGGAGACGACATTTAAGGCAGAGCACGAAAGCGACGGAAAGCATACGCTATCTGGTTTCCAAGGTAGTCAATATGCCGCCGATGCAGAGGCCAGCGACGCGTATGCCGTCACACTTGATCCGGTGCCGTCAGCATATTTCGACGGCATGGAGGTCAATTTTAAAGCCAACACCGCCAACACGGGCCCGGCAACACTCAATGTCAATTCTCTTGGTGCCAAGACTATAAAAAAACGTAACGATAAAGACCTTAAAACTGGCGATATTGAGTCCGGCCAGATTGTTAAGGTTATTTATGACGGCACTTATTTTCAGATGCAATCACAAATTGCATCTATTCCAAATCAAAAAAATTTTATTATTAATGGTTGTGCCCAAGTAAACCAAAGAGTCACACCCTACACTTTAGTCAAGGACACATACGGGATATGTGCCGATCGTTTCTATGGTATGGCAACAGGAACGGCAGTAACCGCTGGAACTTTAACTCACAACATCTCCGGTGGAGCTTCTGTTGGGAGAACCGGCTTCGCGTTTAAATTTTCAAACGTAACAATTACTGGCACAGGCATTATCTATTTTCGCTACCGCATGGAAGCAAAGGATGCTGTTAAGTTTAATGGAGTAAACGCATCTTTTTCAGCACAGGTAAGGCATGACGTTGGAAGTGCGATAGACTACACGATTTACATACGGAAGGCCAATGCAGAAGACAATTTCGCTGCCGTAACAGCAATCTCAAACGACACGGCTCAATCCGTTGAAAGTGGGACGAATACGGAAATTAAGTACGAGGCTATTGCTATGGGTAGTTGTGGTAATGGCATAGAAATCGAGGTCGCGGTAGAGTGTGGGGCAATAACGACCAAAAACTTCTGGTTTGCCGAAATGCAATTTGAGCATGGTGATGTGGCAACTGGTTTTGAATACGAGAAATATTCTGCAACACTTAAAGAATGTGAAAGGTTTTGTTGGAAGTCATACCTCCAATCTGTTGCGCCAGGAACCGCGACTGCTGTCGGGCAGTTTGTGTTCAGCATTACAAACGTAACAAGTGCAGCTACTACCATAATGCGAGATATTCGATTTCCACCCATGAGGGCGGCCCCAACGGCGGTTGTTTACGATGATACAGGCGCGAGTGGAAAGGTTGGAACGGCAAGCGGCAACGTAAACGGAACGGTTGACCAATTAAGCGAAAATGGTTGTCGCGTAAGGGGTTCCGATGGAAGCGCCCAAACAGCACGACAGATATGGTTCCAGGTTTTGTTGACATCTGAATTGTAGGAGAAACCAAATGGCAAAGTATAAAATACATACAAAATGTGGCTTGGTTCAAAACATGGAAACGATGGGTGTTTTCGATCCCGCCGCAAAGCAGATAGACGCAAACGAATACCGGGCCTGGCTTGCCGAGGGAAACAAGCCACATCCAAAAGACCCCGACCCTGTTGTGGTAGTGGATGAAAATGAGGAAAAGATCAAAACCACAATGCGAGAATTGGCAATCGAAAACCTAAAAGCATCCGGTGAACTGCCGGCAGATTATAAATGAGAAAACCAAAAATATAATGAGGCCGCCCCGGTGGATGCGGCAACATCCCCGGAGCGAATGGCTGTTCATAGGCCAGCCAGGCATCTGATATCAGACGGCCTCGGTGCTCGGACCCGAGCACGAGGCATATAACACAGATGCCGCAACTGGCACAAGGAGGCAACATGAACAGCCCGCTGGCCTATATTGGAGGTAAGAGCAGACTTTCTGAAACAATCATCAAAATGATGCCTGATCATCAGGCCTATTGCGAGGTTTTTGCCGGCGCTGCCTGGGTGTTTTTCCGGAAGGAGCCGGCCAAGTTTGAAACGATCAATGATCTGGACAGCGATCTGATCATCTTTTACCGGGTCCTGCAAAACCATCTCGAGGAATTTCTTAGGCAGTTTAAGTGGATACTCTGCTCAAGGGAATGGTTTGAAGACTGGAAGAGGCAGCAGGAGGCCGGTGGCCTAACAGATATACAGAAAGCGGCCAGATATTATTACCTCCAGCGGCATTCATTTGCCGGCATGGTAAAAACAAGACACTTTGGAGCTGGTCCTCTGCGCAGACCAAAAGTTAATCTGCTCCGCCTTGAGGAAGAGCTTTCAGAGGTTCACATTCGATTGGCCAGGGTGGTGATCGAGAATCTTCCGTGGCAGGAATTTGTTAAGCGCTACGACAGAGAACAAACGTTCTTTTATGTTGATCCGCCATACTATAAAGCGCCGTATTATAAGCACAACATGGATCTTAAAGATTACCAGGAGATGGCGAAGATCCTGGCTGGCATCAAAGCCAAGTTTATCCTGAGCATCAACGATCACCAGGAAATGCGGGAGGTCTTTGAGGGATTCAAAATAAAACCGGTTACACTGAAATACTCAGCCCCTCGAGGCAAACAAGCCAAAGGAAAGGAACTGCTAATCACCAATTATTGACATTCATTTACAGAGCTGCTCAAGCCGAAAAGTCAAAAACAGCAGCAAATCAAAGATATCGCAAGATCGCTGCAGATCGGCAAAAACATCAATATTTTTAAAAATGTTAAGCGAAGCTTACACTAAATGGATAAGTGGCTGAAATCATTAAAACCGTAATTTCATCCGGAGCTCAGGATTCGCCAGCGCCGTCCGGGATCAGGAGCTGCCGGCAACTTGGTCGACTAAGAACATATTTCACCATAATCACCTATAAACGGGAATAATCAGGAAACAGACAAATTATTATTGATCGTCCGATCGTCAGCTCTATCAACAGCTCGATCGATTTGAATCAATAAAAAAACCTGTTGACTCAACACCCAAGAGTCAAACAGGTTTTTTGCGTCTATCGATCTGCGACCTGATTCTTGTCGCCAAATAAGTTTCAAAATGTCGCCAAATAAGTTTCAGCTTACATAGGTGCATAGGGGAAATGTGGGACACTATAAAGCAAAAAAAAGGCTTACAAGCTATCAATATTACTTGTAAGCCTTTGATGTTTATATGGAGGCGGCAACCAGATTCGAACTGGTGAATAGCGGTTTTGCAGACCGCTGCCTTACCACTTGGCTATGCCGCCAAAAAAAAATGGAGC